AAGGAAGGAAGGAAGGGAACCGAGTGGACGCCGGATCCGGGCAAAGAAAAACCCCTAGGGGGAACCTAGGGGGCGAAGGGGAAGAGTGGCCTACTCGTCAACCGTTGCCGGCGAGGGCGGAAAGGACCATAAGGGCAACGAAGAAAGCGCCAAGGAGAAGATATCCCAGAGCACGGAATAGGTCGGTCACCGGAACTGCCTCCCGTCCACTACTTCAAGGCGCAATCCAAGGGGACCGAGTTTGCTCTCAATTATCGGGCGCACTCGGTCGGAGCAGTCGGCGCAGAACATTTTGACGGAAACGTAATTGGAACCCTTGCAGGCTGAGAGTTCCACGGCCCGCCGATAGTCTAGAATTACCCCGCAGTCGGGGTGAGAACAGAATATGGCCCGCCCAACGGCGGACTTGAATGCGTCCCGTTGAATCAAATCGAATGCGAATTTCACTTGGCCACTCCTTCCTTGAAATGCGTGGCTCCGGTCCCGTGGGGGGGAATATGGACAGACTCGAGACCATTACGGGATCCCGCGCATAGCAGGCACTCAGCGCAAGGGGTGCCGACTCTTTCGGATGCGCAAAGCGACTCGCCGACCGAAGCTTCGGAGCCGACCCGGAAAGTAGACCAGCCCATCGAGCGGGCGATCACAAGTTCAGCGATGGAATCAACGGAGGCCATTAGGAGGGAACGCCAGCCTTGGAGACTGGGTTTTCGCCATTGGTGGGTGTAGCCTGTCCATCCGCTTGAAGCGCCCGCGATCGCGAGCGCAAGGCTAAGGGGGAGATGCGTGGGGTCTCCGTATGCTCCGAAACGGACTTTCCGGCCTGCGAAAACGGAAACGGAAGGGAGCGGCAGGTACGCGCCCGCTTTCCATGCCCGCCAGATGCCGAGTGGAGCTTGGCCCACGTTGACGTAGCATGAGCGCTCTTTCCCGTGCCCGTCGCCACGGTGGACGCATGAACCGCAAATCAGGCGGTCCAACCCTTCCTTGATTGCGCGGACGGGATCCATGGAGCGAACGAGAATCCAAATTTGGATCATATCGCCCGTCTTCCGGTTGTCGGAAGGCGACTCAAAGCCCGTCGCGATTATCACACGGTCGCGATCTTCGTGGAGAATGAATCCGTTCATTGGGCACCTCCATGGATCACGGTAAAACGAACATTGTGGCCCGTCGTTTCATTGGGACCGGTCGGATATCCGATGAAAGCGGCAAACTCCACGATGGACAGGTTCCGGGTGTAGGAATCCTCCACGAGGGTTCGGACGATACCACGGCGACCGAATGCCCGCCGGGCGGCACGTTTCGCGAAAACCCCGGCGGCGTCCCGGATAGAATCGGAGCGGACGGAGCGGAAGCCGTTGCAACGGTAAAGAGTCAATTTGCACCTCCGATCAAAGCATCGGCCAAAAGCCAGATGACCGGGAGGAGGAGGAGGTGAAGCGCTAGGAAGGCCAGCGCACGGAGGAGTTTTGATTTCATGATTTGAGACACCGATCACGATGATCGGACCAGAGGGATCACCCTTGCGGGTAATCCACCGGATCCGGTCACTGCGTGATGCGGGCCGCAACGCAGAGTTGGTGATCATGAGTTCCATCATCATCATCATACCGGTAGTAAATCAGCCAATCGCCCGGAGGCAGGCCGTCGCCCGCACCAAAGCGAACGAATAGCATGCACCAACAGTCCTTCTCGGTTCCTGTCAGGATTTCATGGCATCCGTGATGGGAATCGGTCACGCCTCGAACCCAGTCGGGTGTCGGGCTGATGGTTGCAATCGGAACGAATGTTCCGGGTCGGACCCATCCTACATTGGTGAAGGAAGCGAAGGGCTTCTCGGTGGTGGTTGCTGTCGTTGCGGTCGTTGCTGCGTTTTTCATTGGAGCCGACTATTTAAGACACTGGTCAACTTTCGCCCACAAAAAAGGGGCGAGTTGCTGGTTTTTTGTGGCGAGTTGCTTCCAACAGGCTAGGAAGGGGGCATGGCCAAGGTAAAGGAAACGAAGGAAATTACGGTCGCGGAGAAGCCCAAGGCTAAGATTGGAAGACCCCTTAAAGTCCTTTCCACTGAAGTCACAAAAAAAGCGATTGAAGCCGCTCGCCTTGGGATTCCTTTGGAACGGATCGCGATTGGCTGTGGGTTCTGGAACAACGGATCCGGCTGGCAAAGCTACCTTGCCAGGAACCCGGCTTTCGCAGCAGAACTGGAACAAGCCCGATTCAATGGAGAAGTGGAGTTATCTTCAGTCGTCCGTTCCTGCGGTCCCGGATGGCAGGGTTCCGCTTGGTTACTGGAGAGAACCCGAGGCTACGTAGCCCGAGCACAATTGGAACACACTGGTAAAGGAGGGAAGGAGTTATCGGTATCCGGAGCCCTACTCGGAGCCTTCGGAGGCAGCAAATAGACCACGGGGGGACCAGGACCCCCAAGAGGGGGGTGGGTGTTACCTATATACCCCCTCCCCGTCCCACACCAAATTTTATGGCAGTCAAGCAAATTAAGCGCAAGAAATCCCCTTCACTTGGAATGGGTTCTCACATCCCTGCGTGGAAGCAGCGCAAGCTATTGGAGGAGGCTCAGCAGCTGAAGAACTTCCCCAAGATGATGCTTGGCCTACGTGAAACCTACGCGTGGCAGGAGGCGGTGTTGGGGGCGTTGAACGAGAAGCACTCGAAGGTGGCGTTGAAAGCTGCGAACGGCTCTGGCAAGACGAGCATGGTAGCGGCGTCAGCGGTGGTATGGCACATGCTCCGCTGGCCGGGGAGCTTGGTGGTGTGTACCGCTGGTGTGTACCGACAGGTGGCCGACGCGTTGTGGCCGCATCTGCGGAAGATGATCAATGGGTTGGGGGGCGAGGAGAATGGATTCTCGATCAAGGATGGCGAGATTCGGTATGTGTACCCGAAGAAGGTGGACGGCCAGGAGCTGATCAGCCGGTGCATTGGATTCTCAGCCAGCAACCCGGAGAAGGCGGAGGGCTGGCACGTGCAGGGTCCGAGCAATGACTTGATGTACATTGTGGACGAGGCGAAGGCGGTTCCGGACGGGATATTTCAGTCGATGGAGCGGTGCCAGCCGACGCGGACTCTGCTGATGAGCAGCCCGGGTGGCAGCTCCGGGTACTTCTACGATGTATTCCGGAGGAATGATGGCAAGTGGCAGACCTTTACCGTTACCGCTTACGATTGTCCGCATATCCGGAAGGAGTGGATTGATGAGCAGATGGCCCGCTGGGGCGAGGGTCATCCGTTGGTGCGCTCGATGATCTACGCGGAGTTCATGGAGGATGACGGGAGTCTCACGGCGGTCAAAACTGCTGACTGGCAGAAGGTTGTGAGTGGCCCACCCAAGGAGGACACGGAGGGTCATCGGTTGACCGCTGGCTGCGACTTCAGCGCCGGCGGGGATGAGAGCGTGATGGTGGTGCGCCATGGGAACACGGTGAAGGGGCTGATCCGCTGGCGGGACAAGGACACGATGGCCAGTGTGGGTCGGTTCATCAGTGAGTTCCGGAAGTGGAAGCTGAAGGCTGAGGACATCTACGCGGATGTGGGTGGCATGGGGGTTGTCATGTGCGATGCACTCCGGGCTGAGGGTTGGGATGTAAGGCGGGTGAATTTCGGGGAGCGGGCCATCCGGGATGATCAGTTTGTGAATCGGGCGGCGGAGATGTGGATTGAGTTCGGGCGGATGGTGGAGGAGGGAAAGGTGAATCTGGGACCGGTCGGGACGGATGAGGTATTGCTCCAGCAGTTCGTGAGCCGGAAGGTGCGGACGAACGGGAAGGGCAAGCTCACGCTGGAGGGGAAGGATGAGTTGCGGGCGAGGGGGGTGAACAGTCCGGACCGGGCGGATGCGATGGTATTGGCCTTCTGTGGTGGTGGCGGGAAGCGGATGGATGAGTACATGAAGGCGCTAGGCGAGGATGGGCGGAGCCTGCTGGAACGGATGGAGGATGAGCTTGGCCCACTTGAACCGGAGGGGGTTGCGCTTGCTGGTTGCGAGGTAGGGGGATAAAGGAGGGGAGGACATTTATGATGAGCGATAAACAGCGGAATGCGTTGCAGGGGCAGATTGTTGAGGCCGTGGGCCAGCGGAGCCCGTGGGAGCTGCGGCAGACTCGGTGGTATGAGTTGCGCCATCATGGTCTTCGCCGGACGAACAAGCCCTGGCCGAAGGCCGCGGATCTGCATTGGCCGCTGATCGATACCGCGATCGAGAAGCTCAAGCCGCTATTCCTCCAGCAGGCGCTGGGGATGGATGTGGTGGCCAGCTTTGTGCCGATGAGGCAGCAGTTGAACGCGTACACGAAGGTGGCGGAGGACTGGTTCAATTATAAGATCCGGGAGAAGACCAACTTTACTGACGAGGTCCTCTCCTGGGTGGATTACACGCTGATGAGCGGGCGCGGGGTGATGAAGTGCTTCTGGAATCCGGGTGATAAGCGGGTGGGGTTTGAGGCGGTGGACCCGATGTATTTTGTGGTGCCGGCGTATACCACGGATTTGCAGGATGCGGACTGGGCGGTGCATGTGATGCCGATGAGTGT